GCCAATAAATATCCTCGGAGTCGGAGTATCCGCCGAACTCAGCGACGGAGTTTCCTTGCTGCATCTTATTCGCGTTGATGCCATAGGGGAAATCGCAATGGATGAAGTTGAATTTGGGGCCTTCGTAACTCGGCGCCCAATCATTGAAGCTGATGTTGAGAATCACCTCGGGCTTGTCGTCCTCGGGGGACTCGATCAGGGCGTCGATCTCGGCGGATTCTATCGCGGCTTTGCGCTCAGCGGAACGCCGAACCAATCCTCGCGCCGTGGTGAATTTGTCAATCTTGGCAACGTTAGGGTTGGCTTTGATTTCTTTGGCGACCTCGATTTTCTCACCAACTTCTCGCCGGGCAATCCCGAGGGCCTCAGCCGTTTTCTCTTGGGTCCAGGTCGGGTCGGTCTTGATTTTGAACTCATGATACTCCTTAACGGCGGCGACTTCCTCGGGCCAGGGAAGATCAACGCGGCGAATGTTCTCCTCGTATTCGAGGGCCTTGAGTTCGAGGGGATCGACCTCGTTTTCAAATTGAACACTTATATGCGTCCAACCAAGTAAACGGCAAGCTTCTATTCTTCGTTCACCTGCAATTAAACCATTATCGTGCGTAATAAGAATTGGATGAATTAAACCAACTCTGCCGATAGAAGAAGCTAATTCTTCAATGGAAACTAAAATTTTGCGTTGGCGCTCTGCTCTTTTAATTACAATAGTATCAATACCGACAGTCTGAAAAACTCCTGAAGTCATTGAATAACTCTCCTGTAGTTATAATTCTTTCTAGATTTCTTGAGATATTCACTGACTCTAGTTCGAGAAAGATTTAATTTAGAGGCAATAGCTTTAGCTCTTAATCCTGCGCTTTCAAGTTTTCTAATCTCGTCAATTATTTCATCTGAAAATACCCTTTTTCTGTGATGATATTCTTTTAATTTTTCAGACTGTCGGTATTGATACTAT